TCGCCATCGGTTGCCAATACCAGGTCGGATCTACTGATATCAAGCGGTCGGTGACTACCGCGTGATTAATAAAGTTATACGATCGAGCGCCTACGACCTTTTTCTCGACTAAATCATCCTTAAATGAAGCGCGTAGAGCTTTAGCTTGTTTTTCGTCCATTACTCGATCTCTTTTCGTCTCTGTGATTCAACATAATTATTGAGCCAGGGAAGCGACGTTAAACGATGCTCACGCATCGCATCGAGCACAACCTCACGTCCATCGGCAGCGAAGCGAGTAGAGACGTATGCTGGCTTTTGTTCAAGTCCGACGAAAGATAAGACCTCGCCTGTCAATGTGCTAAAGATCTGATTTTCGTGAGTGATAGCAAGAGTTTCGATAAATTTCTTTCGAAATGAGTCGCGTACTTTTGTCTCAGTCTCAGTCGAGAAATTCTCTAATACCCAGGTCAGAAGCGCCTTCTCATCGGTTATTACAAAAGCCATATCTCTCGATACAAGAGTTATCTTCGCGACCTCTTGATTATCGACGACAGCTTTCGTCATATCAGCGCCCACATTAGTCAGCTCATCTTTCGCCAATTCGCGTAGATGATTTGTGGCCTCGGTTACTGCGTCTTTTATGACGGTAAGAGCGGCTAATTCAGCTGCGATTTCTTTAAGATTCATCGGATCCACCGATACCAATATGTCGCTAAACACCTTAAACAGATATCGAATTTATTGCATTTCTCGTAAAAATAATGCGTAATGCCGAAACGTTGAATTTGCGGTATCTTTTCTATACCGCAACAGCTTTCATTTTCGTAAAGAATATGAATACGATCACTTACACCGATTCGAGCTAGTTTTAGAGCATCGTCAGGCATATTCGCCGCTAAATATGAATAATTTTCTCGAGCCTCAGCCACAAGACTAGAAGGCGTTACAGTGGCGCTTTTCATCGCGCACCTACTAAATCTCCAATAGGTTTTATATCGCTATCGTTATCGATTGCGTATATTGCACCGCTTGGATGAAGTGATGGAGCAGCTACGACATAGCCGTTCCACTTGATATCGATACCTTCCCTAAACTTTCCTGGAAAAGTCATCGATTGATCTGCTGAGTAGTAATAATGGAAGCCATTACCAGTACGAATTCGACGAGTCTCAGGTAGGCCATCGATAGTTCCACCGTTGCGTAGATCTACATCGAGCACTACAAGATTAGATGCGCGGCAGGCAATTCCGATATTGATTTCAGGTTCAAGATGAAACCATTTCTCGATGATTTCGTAGTTATCCGTAGCGCTATAGAGGCCTCGAGGTGCAAGGCGCTTATGAGGCTGTTTAGCCTGGATGCCTAACGGCAATATATGAAAGCCAAGAAGTGAATAGCTAATCGCGTAATTTTTAATCGTCATTAGATTCTCTCATTTCTGAGAGATGGATGACGACGTGCAGCTACGCGACCAGCTTTGAAACCGCGACTATGGCCGACAATATGGCCGTACCAATATCCGATAGTGAAAAGTCCGACGCACATTAAGTAAATAATCACGTCTGTATTGCGTTGAATGAAATCAATCATTTTCTTGTCCCTTGTCGAGAGGGTTAAGGGAGCTTCTCGACAGGGATAACGGTACACCTGGCCGCCGACGCCACAATAGACGACACGCCGTAACCCTAAAGGCTGGCTAGAAGGTCTTTATAGTCTTGTCCGTTTATGTACGCTTGAAAGGCCTTCTCATCGTGATCGTAATACTCCCTGGAATTGACCCTGGCGTAATGATCGTCCATCGGAGCTTTACGAGCTAAGGGATGCATATGCTCGATGACGATATCGTGGCTGTATTGAAGGTTCCCTAAATCTGTCCCTAGAACCTTCCAAAAATTATCAGCGTATAGATGCTTAAGAGTTCCTGGAACCATTCCTTTCAGCTGTTCGCAGATACCTCGAGTCATCAGGCAGGATGTAGGAACGTTAGCGCCTTGTAAAAGATCATTACCGTATGCGATGCCGTTACGACCAAGAGGTAACAGTAGGCGCAATAAATAATCCCAGTAGGGAGTACGCGGAACGTTATCGTCACCTAGAAAACCAAAATAATCGTAACGATCATATTTAGAGTCATCGAGTAGTGTCATCACGCCCATATTAAGAGCTGCTACGCAACCAGTCGCGGTATGGTAATTAATAAGGATATTTATACCATCGATCTTTTCATAATCGCGTAAGGCCCAGTCATCTGTATCGCATACGAAATAGAGATCTGCTACAGCTTTCGTATCCTCCCAGGCTTTAAGAAGCCTTGCGGCGTTTTGTGGCCTTCCCCTGGTCGGTACAACGAATACACTTTTTAACATCTTGTCCCCTTTGATCGTGCTCTTTTAAGTGTTCGAAAACCATTCGACGCAGCTCTCGAAGATCGCTTAAGACCTCCTCGGCGAAACCGTTAGAGACTGGCCTTGAATTTTTTTCAGCTCGAGCAGCGAATATAGCCGATACCCCTGATATGGTGGCTGCGGCTATTACGCCTAGCTGTATTAAAAGGCTATCCACGTCCGAGAGGATCCTTAGGATTGAGAAAACGTAAAATCGGAGGTAATACGGCGGCTAAAGCGGCGCTCGATAAACCTTTAGCGGTTAGATCTCCAGTAGCAAGATAGTAAGCAATAGCGGCAGCGGCAGCCGAACGGCTCCAGGATGCAGCTAATTCTTTAGCTGTTTTAAGCTGTTTATTCTGTTTTTTCGCCTTCATCATTCTCCAATTCTAAACCTCGGATTAATGTCTCAACTTGGACAGGATTTAACGCGATTTCAAAATGCATCTCGTCTTTTCTTGTCCGATAGTCGCCGCCCCATTTTAGTCCATATTTACGACATAAACGACGAATAGTGGCAGCTTGTTCGGCTGTAAAGGTATTAACAGCGCCTAAAGGATGCTTTGTCGCATTTAGATCTATAGCTGTACCGCTGGAGTGATTAGAAACGACAGTATTAGATCCGCGAACTTTACGGTAGGCGTAACCCCAGTCGTCGAGGGTTCCTTTACCGATAGGTTCGACCTGTTTATGAAATTCAGCTGCGAAAGCGATTAGTAATGGCGCTACAGGTTTAGCGACTCGTAATTTTAGATCTGTACCTGGGACTGGTTTTCTAACGATATCGATAGCCTCGGCATCGGCAGACGCAGGCCATCCATTAGCGCTCTTTTCCATAACGCGTATCTAAGCATAAAGCGCTTAAATTGACGTCCATCCACGAATAGATCCACCATCGATCGGACACTTAAAAGCTAAGTGTTTTCCGTCGAGGATCCATTGACGATGAGCTGCATTAATCGCGGCCCAGTCGATAGCGTGAGGATCCATAAAACAATCCTAGAACTTTCTTGGGGGATTGTGCCTAGGCGGTTTGCTTGCCTAGGCTTAATCCTTCAGGAATTGGCTTTGAATATTCCCATTTTTCAATATAGGCGCCTTTACCGTCTGAGTCATCGACTAGCACAATTCCAAGTTGCTTAAAATTATCAGTCGGACTAATTTCTGAATATGCTTCAATAATTTTTTCCCAAAGTTCCATATTAAGCCCCTAAATAAGTTACTGAAAATTGACTTTCATACACACCGCCATTGTTCATTATGACACTCAGACTAGCTCCCGAACTTTGATAAGTGCATAATTCAATATAGTCAGCCACCGCCAAATTTATGACATCAGATATTGATATACTTATAAATGCACCTGAACCAAAATTGCCGTAGGACTGTTGATTTACTTTTGTGCCATTCTTTTTTAATATAAGAAATCTCTCGCCAGTGCCATTTTTAGCAAAAGTTAAATTCGCAGTAAATAAATAATAACCCGCTTTTCCACTTGGAATCGTGACTCTTGAAGTGTTGGTTGTTGTGCTATGGAAATTGTCAGTATCGTATGTTTCGGCACTCCAAGTTAATGCAACCTCTGTATTATTTGCGATACTTTGATCAACAGTATTGTATAAACGAACACCTGCGAAACTTGAACTAGCGGTAGCTGCAGCCCATTTTAATCCTGTTGCAGTTGTGGAATCGGCAGTCAAAACCTGTGTATTGCTACCGACCGCCAATTCGCTTACAGTTCCCGAACCAGTACCAACCAGCAATCCACCTTTTGCGGTTGTATTAAGTTTTAAATCCGCAGTTCCACTTGTTACGCCACCTGTCAGACCTGAGGTAGCTCCTGTAGTAATTCCAGTAATGTCTCCAGTAGCAGCACTGGCATATTCGAACCATATCGCCGACGATGCGGAAACAAAATACAGTACGCCGCCTTCATACTGATTTACCGCTAAAGTCGCAGAGGTATTTACCGTAGCTGTACCAGCTGTAATTGTTACGACGCCTGCGCCTGTATTTTGAATATAGACAGTATCTCCAGCATCGAATAAACCAGTATTTACCGTACAGGTGACGGATCCTGAGGTATTAAATTCGATACGAGTACCTTTATCCGCAGCTACTAAAACGTAACTAGCAGTCTTAGCGCTAACCGTCTGATTAAAATCGTTAGTCTGTAGCGAATTGACTTGGGCTGCGGTAAGTACCTGCCCTGTCGTAAAGGTCTGTTTAGCCATTTTTCTCCTTAATAAGCGAGGGAATCCTCATTCAAAAGGCCATCTACGCTCGAGTCTAGCACGAAACCACTAGCGAACGGTTGCGCCGTCGTAAAGGTAGTAAAAAACGTATTCGGCGTTATGTCATAAGCCAAGCCTGTAATAACAGTATCCGACGTGGCATTTCCACTAGGTAAAGTCTGAATGACTCTAATTGGGTCGAACATATCGAGATCTAAAGCGGCGACGATACGAGTCGGATAGGCGCTATCGGAAGCATCGATGGTAAGGCTCTCCATTCTTAGATCTGCGCCTACCTCCTTACGACTAGCGATCACCATTAGAGCTTGATCTAAACTATCGGTATCTGTCTGCGCGATAGTGCTGCGACTTCGACTGTGTAAAAAGTAAGTGTCAATACTGGTCGTATCCGTAGCAGTCTGCGCCGTTCCACCTGTACGAGTAACAGTACAGCTATTAATAAGACCAAAATCTGAAAGATCAAAAGAGACTGCCTGGTAAGTGACCGTCCCTACTGCACCGCTATCGCTAAAGGTCGTATATGCGCCACCTGATCTCGAGATGATATCGGCTCTGGAGAGAAATGTGGCGTAGCCCTGTTGGTTTATGTAAAAGGCTCCAAGTTCGGTAGTTTCGACGCTCTGACAGGCTGCTAGGGCCGTTCTAGTGGTACCTGTATCAGCTTGTACGGTTGTCGTTGCGGTGGTCGATATGGATCTCATACCTATAGGCCAGTCGGCAGCGTCCAGGATGCTCGTGACTCTCTGCGCCGTCGTCTGTCCAGCCGTACCGCCTGTCACAGTAGAAATCGAGGCTAGATTGAGAAGCTGAAAGCCATCAACGCAATTAAGATCTACATAAGCAGGATCGAATCCTGTCGGAGATTGATATTTCCAAGATTGAACGTACATAGATCCGAGCGCATATTCCGTACCTGCATAAGAAGCCGTAAAACGAATCTTACGCATCGGTAAAATCTTGCCATAAAGAGCGCCGCTCGTATTAGCTGGATTAAATAGACCAGTACGATCGATAAGGCGAACGGCCGCCGTACCAGCTGTAAAACTATCTAAGGTTCGATTATATGCTCGCTTAATTGAGGCTTTTAATACATATTGGGTTACATCGACGATTTCACTGGCGGCAGTACCTAATATGGCTATATCAAGAGGCGTTGAAGGATCGTCGAGTACGAGCGCTGGATCGAAAGTAGCGCCGTTAGAAAAGTCGATGGTGCATTTGAACGTCGCCGACATATTAAACCGCTATAAGTATCGGATTACCTGTTCGCTGCGTTTCATAGACCGCATCGGTTACAGCTGAAACTAAATCCTGTTGAGATAGTAATGAACCCTCAACCGTCACATTTACGATTACTGTTGGAGATGCGGCTTGTGCTCCTATACCAAAATCAACCGTATCGCCGACTCGTTTAGATAGATTACTAATGGCTGGATTAGCAGCTACCGCCGCTGGAGTGACTACAGGATTTAATAGGGCAGTATCTATCGTATCTAATGTATCTCCGACTCGTTTAGCGATATTACTTATTGCTGGATTAGGCCCTAGTGAGGTAGCCGCTGGAGATTGAATAGATCCAAAAAAAGCCTCATCAATAGCATCGAGAGTATCGCCCACTCTTTTACCTATATTAGTAATAGCTGGATTAGGCCCTGTTATGGTAGGCGTGGTTCCCTTACTGGTTATTGTTGTACCGCCTATACCTGTAGTCGTACCTAAGCCACCAGTATTAACGCCGATATTTACAGAATACTTACCTTCGATTAATGATTTTAATCTCGATATGACGCTATCGAGATTGTCTGTAAATTTAATATCAGGTTTCATCGCCGCTAGAGCATCGATGGCAGCCTTGCTATTAGCGAATCCTGCCGTAGTAAGTAATTGAAGCATTTTCTCAAGGTTCATCGCATCGTCATAACGACCCTGCGTTGCGGCTTGGAGCGTCTTTATTGCTTCCTCGTCGTTTTGATAATCACTTATTTTTAAGGCTGAAAGTTGTAATACTCTTTCACGATCGGAGGCTGAGATATTACGGCGTAATGCTGCCTGTAGATTTATAGCATCAATATCAAAACGGAACTGAATAGCCGATTTTAGGCGCTCGATTTCAGCTGTACGCTTCTTTTCCGCCTGAGCTTGTTTCTCTCTTTTTATACGATCCGCTTCAATTTTTGCAGCTCTCCTAGCCGCTTCTTGTTCGGCTTTTTTCCGCTCACGTTCAATCTTGTCATAAAAATCAAGCGCACCAGTCACACTCATCCCCATAGAGAATGATTTAGGTGCTGTTTTTACTTCATCGCCTAAACCACGAATGACATCATTTAGGAGGCCATACGGATTAGTAAAGCTTAATAAATTAATATCATCGATGATACTTTTAAATTTTGATACGTCTAATTCTTTTATGATGCGGATTAATTCGCCAGTTCCTACTATTGCGTCGCCGATTTCTTTACCAAGTTTATCTATAGCGCTAGTCGTACCGCCGACGCCTTGATCGCCTGATACACGTTCTAGCGCCGTTATTAAATCTCTACCTATAGTCTCTTTGAAATTCTCAAAAGAAACATTAAGTAAATCTAATTTACCTTGATATGTTTCAAGTCGCGCCGCATTTTGTCCACTAAATCTTTCATTTAATAATTTTTGTATTTCTGCGAATGATTTACCTTTAAGTTCGGCATCGGTTAAACCTAAACTATATTTCTTTAAACCTTTAGTGCTGCCTACATATGCTCGACTTAAATCGCTGGCCGCCGTAACTAGATCTACACTACCGTCGGCAGATAAATCTAATGCTAATTTTAATAATTCTTGTGATTTAGTTACCGATCCTGTCGTCTGTATTAATTTTTGAAACGCAGGTCTTAAAGTGTCGTCGGTAACTCCACTGGTTTTCTCAAGATCTGAGATAAATTTTTTTACTCGTGCATCCTCGAAAGCTAGACCTAAATTGCCGATAGTACGAGTAAGACTTTTAGCAGCCTTTTCGTCGGCGATAAAAGCCTTCACAGAGTCTTTTGCGAATTTTGCTAATGCGGCTGCACCGAAAACGGTACCTAATTTCTTACCTAAAGCGGCTATAGCCTTTTCGCTACCCTTAGCGTTTTTCTGTAGATCCTTAAAACCCTTATCTTTGAGTTTCGTTACTAGATCTACTGCTACCTCTGTACGCGGAGCCATTAGATAGACCTCGTAAATAGGCGCATACGCTCGGCTACTACTTTCTGTACCTCTGTGCGCACACTATCCCCCATAATCGCCTCGGCTCTAAAAAGGATACGTCCATTTTTACTATCGCCTGTTAATGGGGATATTTTAGTCATTAAATTTCTAAAGTCATCTTGCGCGTTAGGATTTCGAGAAACGCTTTTTGTGCGTTTCCTTGAGGCCTCAGATCCGCGACCTGATAGTTCATATATTGCTCCAGCTGGTGCGCTATTGACTACCGATAGAGCTGCGGTTGCGACCTTATTATAACCGAAAGGAACTTTATTACGAGTAGTGCGTTTAATCTTAATTCCTTTAATAACTGCCGCTGGTTGCCACGTCCATCGAAGGGGATCGCGTGATCGATGATATTTATCATTTATCCAGGATGCCGAGGTATAAGTAGGAGGCGTCGGTCTAAAGATGTATTTACCTGTGTTATTGACTACTTGTGAAGGTACGAATGTCTTAGCTTTTGCAGCTAAAGGCCGAGCGGCTGCGGTCAGCGCCTTACTAAAATCTTTTCGTAATTTCGGATCTAATTCCTTTAGCGCTTTTTGTAATTTATCAAAATCAGGAACGAAAACGGATTTAGCCACTTTTACCTCCTCCGCGGCGCCATCGCCTTTCGGCTTTGTGCCTGTTCCTGCAGGATAAATTTTATCGCTGCATATACGGCAGGGTCGCACTCAAGTAAATCGTTAGGAGATATACCTGTAGCTACCGACACGGCTGCGACCTCCCATATGTCGCCGCGTCGGTCTATCCATTTTTTGGATCAATGACGAAATCTACATCCTTATAAGAATTTAGAAATCCGTCATCAAGAGGCCCTGATATCTCGCCTTTAGCCGTCATCAAGTAATGCGCGAACCACCATAGGTCGGACTCACGCTGTTCATCGATGAGGCGCTTACGCCATCCGACTTTAAAATGACTTTCAAAAGCCACTTTAGCCGCTGGCGTAAGCTCGTAATCAACCTCTTTATTATCTTTTTTTGTTACTCGGATTAATTGCATAGCCATTTATTGCCCCCTATGAATTGGATCAGGTTGTAGTTTTTGTTAGAGCTGTTACTGGAAGCGTGATTGAAGCAGTTGCAGGCCCATCAAGAGTTCCGTTAATGGGCTGCCACTGAGCGACCAAAACTGACATCGAGTAGCGAGGATTTGTCGCGCTGACGGTTCCTGATACTGGAATGAGTTGCATCGCTAACTTTGTACCTAGTGCATTTTCAAAAATTGAATTTACTGAGGATGCTGCGAAATCGTTATACAGTTCGAGCGTAACACTTGGTCGTTCAATTCCACCTACAAGGTTTTGGACGGTGTCTGTCATCGCTGTAATTTCCACGGCGTCCACCTCACGAGAAAGACTGACCGCGCTAACGAAAGTAGTGATGGTTGTCGTTCCAGCGACTACCGCCACTTGATTACCCATAAAGATCGCCATTTATTTTTCTCCTTTTTTAGCCGATCAGTTCTACTACATATCGATACGCGAGATAATCGATACTAGCTACCTGTACCGACCCTGCCGTAGCCGTAGTGACTCGTAAGGTCTGTACCGCGCCGCTGAGTGTTTTATCCGCCTCGATTGCGGCCTTCACCGAGGTAGATCCTGTAGATGCTAGATATCCGTCGAGCTTGGCCTGTCCAGCTGACTCACTCATACGACCTACGATGAGTAGTATAGTGCAGGTCGCTTGGTCGTATCCGCGATTAAACGTATAATCAAAATTAAGATCTAATTGTCCGACGATTGCTCCAGGTACATTTACAGAATCAGGAATCGAGTCATAGGTCTTTAGGCCTGAAATAGTCGCTAATCTGTTTTTTAGATTTGTGCGCACAGTCGAGGGAACCATTAAGCCGCAACCTCTTTACGATAAGCGCGTACCATCGCGGTTACATCGCGTCCGAGTGGACTCATTCGTACAGCTCCAAGATCTCCTAATCCAAGAATTCCACCTGGAGAATCTTTACGCTTGTAAAGATCTGCCGTAAGAATCTGACAAGCGGTTTCGATATCGTCAGGAACGCTCGGCCAACCCCATTTCGCCGTGACTTGAACGCCTGGACGTAGGCCATTAGAAAACATCCCAGGAAATACAGGCCAGGTATAAGTCGTATTAACCATTGTTAAATTTGTGTACGGACGACCAAGAGCAGGTGCGGTTAATGGATCTAAAAGATAATCAGTATTAAGGGTAAGAGTAGTTTCAAAAGTTCCATCGCCATCCTCATCAAGGGCGACCACTAAATTCGTCGTAGATCCAATATCATCGACAAAACATAAAACCTCGTTATAAGCGCGATATTGACGAGCCGATGCATTAGCGTCAAGATAAAAGCGGCGGTTCGCAATTTTATCGATACTGCGTGAGGCTGACTCAATTAATGACTCTAAGAGCGTATCGTCGCTGTTATCAGAAATCGATAAAAACGTTTTCATCGCGGTAAGAGTCGTATATCCGTTAGTTATAGCCATCCAGGATCTCCATCATAAATAGGGACAGGTATTTTCGATAATGGGACGGCGCTTAGTGTAATAGCTCCTGAATTACGCATAAGTATCGCCCCTAAAGATCCTGGATAGTTATAACCACTCGGCCGCCTGGTCAAGTGTGACGGCCGAGGGGTCATTCGGTACTAAAAGCTAGGTGCAGCTAGGCCAGTGCCGTTAATTTGCGCGAACGCTTTTGGATAGCGTAGCGAGGTATATGCGAACATTCCGAACATAACGATATTTAGTGCGACTTTACCGTTTGGTTCCTCGAATGTGACATATGTAGGCGAATTCGCTTCCTCGAACAAGTGTGACTCGTTGAGATCGACGATATGAATCGAATCCTGGTTGGTTGCAGCTCCAAGATTAGTAGCGAGGTTCGCGTCTGTGATGATCGGCAGACCGAGAATGGAGTAACCACTATTCGTTCCGTATGCTGGATATCCTGAACCAGTACCCATCGCATTTGTCGGATTGTACGCAGTCGGTACGACTAATGGACGGTTATTACCGTCGAGGCCTGAGAGGAACCATCCGAGACGACGTGGATGCATAAGAATCGCGTTTGGCGATGCATATACGTTGCTCTGAATCTGTTGAATCGCATCTGCGATCTTTGGATAAACGCCTGCGACTGTTCCAGTCGTTGCGGTGTAAGTAACCAAAATACCTGTAGTCATATTTTGAATACCGAGAGGCTGACCGTTTGAGCCAGTTCCGTTAATGATTAGATCGTCGAGCTTAGTGTTATAAGCGCGGATGAGATCGCTCAAAACGATACTCTCGATATTGTAACCGCGGAGGAGAGCCTGCTTTGAAACCGAGTTTTGACCTGCAACGGTATTTACGTTAATGGTCAAGCTGGAATCTGCTGGATCCTGTGAAACTGCGGCGGTATTTTGTGAAGTTTGAGCTGCGACTGACGTTCCAGTGCCGATCAAGGATAAGACCACGCTCATACCTTGTGGTGGGAGTGTGTGCTTACGAGATGCATCTGCGAATGGACGACCAGCACGAGCCAATGGCGCGTAAAGATCTACGAGGTACTGTGGTACGACAAGACCTGAGAAGCTAGAGGTACTAGCTGCACGATATTCCACGCGCATTTCCTCTTGATGGCGACGAATACGATCGCTGGCTTCTACGT